GCCTCCGTCTACTTCACCCCTGCCACTCGGAGCATGTAATGCCGGCCACGCCAGTACAACTCCCCTTTTCCCAGTCCTTCCAGGCCCGCGATGGCGACCCGACGAAGGATTCTGGGATGAAAAACCTCTGGTCGGAAGCCAGAGCGGATGGAATGTGGGCGGTGAAACGGTCAGGGCTGAGCCTCTTGAACGCCAGTGGGCTCACTGGTGGTGTTTCCCTGGGTATCATTTCCGTTTCTAGTCTCCCTTTTCAGATTGTGCAGCAGGGTCCAAATGCCTACGCAATCTACTCCGACGGTTCTACGAACACAATCCCACCTTGGGCTGGTGGAAGGTGGTTCTCGTGGATTGAAGTTGCAGGCTACACAAACGTGATCGCACAGGATACGACCACTGGTTATACCATCGGTGGCGCGCCTCCCGCAGCCCTGACCTTCACCCAAATAGGCAGCATGCCTCCGTTCCTTTGCCCTGGTATCGCCTATCTGGACGGGATCTGGTATGTCCTTTCGGCCAACGATCGTCAGGTTCACGGCAGTGCTCTCAACGACCCGACGACCTGGCCTGCGCTAAACGTCGTCGGTGCTGTGAATACCTATGGCTTTGCCTCTGCGATCATCCGCCACCTCAACTACATTCTGGCAGTTTATGAATTTGGCATCCAGGCATTCTACGATGCAGGATTGGCGCCTCCTGGGAGCCCTCTTGCACCTGTTCCGAATGTGAGTTTCCTGATCGGAAGTCCTGCAGGGACCTCGGTGGTCAACGCTGATGACACGGTTATCTTCATTGGCCAGTCCGCTGCTCGGGACATTGGAGTGTATCAGCTGTCCGGCTTGTCCATTGCGAAGGTCAGCGTGCCCTGGGTGGACAAGATTCTGCAGCTGAATACAGCTTCCCTCGTTAACAGCAATCCTAGCAGCGTCACCCCAAACTTTCCTACCACTGCCTACACCCTCATCGACAAGGGCCAACTCTTTTACGTCATCCGAATTGACGGGGTGATTTCGCTGGCCATGAACGTCTACACGAAGGAATGGCAGCAGTGGTCCTCGACCATCAGCGGAGTGGAAGGGCCGTTCGTGGCAAAAACTGCCTGGAAAAACTACATCGCCGGCGTTGACCTGGCCATGTCGCAGATGCTCCCGACAGTCTACACCGACTACACCGGGCCGATTGCCTGCGAGATGCGCACCTTTCCGATGGATTCCCAGACCGCCTATCGGAAGTTCATGCGGAAGTTGTCCCTGTGGGGCAATACAATCCCTGACAAAATCCTGTGCGACTACAGCAACGACGACTATGCGACGTACAGCACTGCTTTTGCGATCGACTTGAGTCAGCAACGGAAGATGTACAACCGCTTGGGGAGCTATTACATCCGCAGCCTCCGCTTCCGCTACTCGGGGAACTACCTGCTGGAGATTCGCGCCGTGGAGTGCTTGGTGGAAATGGGGAGTGCCTGATGAACGATCTGATGCAAGTCCTTCAGCAACGCATTCGGAGCATGGAGGCAGAACTGCTCCAGCAGCCTCAAGTGGACTTTCCCTTGCTGCACTGGATTGAGGCCGATCGCTACTACCGGGCCATCTTTATCCCTGCTGGCTGCATCCTAACGGGTGCGATACACAGACTGGAGCACGAATGCATGAGCCTGGGGAGCATTTTGGTCAGCACCGACAGCGGTATGCGCCACCTGTCGGGGTACAATCGCTTTTGGGCAGAGGCCGGGAAGAAGCGCATTGGACTGGCCCTTGAGGACACCATCTGGCTCAATATCCACTGGACGAATCAGAAGTCCTTGGAAGGCATCGAGGAGTGGCTCTCCTATCCTGAAGAACATAAGCTGATTCAGGCAGTGAGAGAGCGCAGGAATAATCAAGGCGGATTACAACGGTGTAATCTGCCTCAATTAATGAACGTAAACTGAGGAAACCCTATGGCTCTCGCTATCAGTGGAGTTTCGATTGGTGCCGCTTTGGCCGGCGGTGCTGCTGCTGCCGTAGGCTCCTATGCCGTTGGGCAGATTTTGGGCAGCGGGGGGTCATCCGGCAGCACTGGCGGGTATGCAAGTCCGACGAGCACGGGCAGTGTGGCCTCCGCGGCCGATCCCTTTGCCTCCCAGCGGGCACAGTATGCTGCACCGCTTCAGCAGCTCATATCCACCCCAGTAACCAACACGAACGCTGGTGATTATGCCGTTGCCAACGCTCCTACGTCGACCCAGGGCCTTCAGCTCATGCAGCAGATGCTCACACCGGGTTATCAGTTCAACTCCACCGACCCCTCTTATGCCTGGAGACTTTCCCAGGGCATCGGAGCCGTGTCGGCGAGCAAGGCAGCTTCCGGTCTCCTAAACAGTGGAAACGCTGCCACTGCCCTGATGGACTACGGCCAAAGTGCTGCCTCACAAGAGTTCGCTGCGCAGTTCGCCCGTGCTGGAACGGAGAACACGGCGGAGTCTGCTGCGAATCAGTTCGCCAACCTCCAGCGCCAGCAGACCTTCTCCAATGTGCAGGCGATGAACCAGTTCAATCAAGACGCCTACCAGCAGAGCTATAATCGTTTGGCGACCCTGTCTGGTGCGACCGTGGGAAGTCCTGCTGCCGCTGGTCAACTCATGCAACAACAGCAGGCGGCTGGTGCTGCCGGTATGCAGCAGATCATCGATCCGATCACTGGTGCAATCAAGAACATCGCCACGAATGCTTTCAGCAGTGGTGGCTCCAGCACTCCCACTGACTATTCTGGCTATGCTCTCTCCAACTTCAGTGACACAGGAGCTGCGGCTGGTGTCACTCCCTACCTCTGATCGGAGCATCTGATGGCAGGACTTTCCTTTGCAGCGGCCCTTGCCGCGAACTTTGAGGGGCAAAAGCTCAATGCTGACCTCGATCTGACGAAAGCGGAGGCCAAGGACAAGCAGGCTCAAGCTCAACTTCGTCAGATGCAGGCCGCTGCCATGCAAAAGCGGACGAAGGATGAGGCCGAACTGGGTCAGTGGATCCAAACCCAGCAGGCTGCGGAAACCCAGCCCATTCAGGACTCGGCTCAGCAGATCAAAATGTGGCAGGGGGCCGAGGCGAAGGCCCTCGGCCAGGGCAACTTCGAGGGTGCCAGGCGGATGAGTGAGATGGCTGCGGCCGCTGCCGACCGCTCCAAGCAGCTGTTCATGGAGCAGCAAAAAGAACAACAGGCCAAGAAGGAAACCTTGGCTGAAGTTGCCTCCGAATACATTAGTAGCCCCACACCGGAAAACACTCTGGCTCTCGGGAAGGCTGCGGTTGCCGCGGGAGTCGACCCTTCCAAGATCCCCAAGGACGTGAACAGCCCGGCTTTTGCTGCCTGGGCCAAGAATCAGCAGATGGCCAGCATGTCCGGGAAGGAGCGGGTTGCGGCGCTGGAGAAGGGCCGGGAATTCGACCAGAAGGAAGACGAACGGAAGAAGGAATTCGAGGAAAGGCAAGCTGACCGTCGTGAAGCTCGTGCGCAAACTGCTGCAATTCAAGCTGGAAACCTGGCCCTGCGAGAGCAGGGTCTCGAACTCCGCAAGCAGCTTCTTGAGTCTACTGAACGAGACAGAGCGGACAAAGTAACGGATGCTAAAAAGAATTCCAGCTTTCGTCAGTCAAGGGAACTCAATCAGGACCTGCAGAAGCAGGCCGATCCAATGCTGCGGGACAGGCGCTTGGGCGAAGACGTCCTCGGCCTTCTGCGAGTGGACAGCCCTGTTGCCGACAATCAGATTAGCCAGTCCCTCACCAGTCTCCTCGGGGAGATGAAAGGCCGGGCAACGAACGTCTATTACAAAGACAACAAGAACTTCGGCAGTGCAATGGGCAGGATCGAAGGCTTCGTTACCAGAGGCCTGACCGGACGCTACACCGAAAGCGAGCGCAAGGAAATTTATGAGATGGTCACAGGGATGCAAAAAATGACCATTGATCCTGCGCTGCGCAACTTGGAGAAGGATCAGAAGCGTCGGGCAGAGAAGTTCGACCTCGACCCGGAGAATATTAAAATTCAGGGTGACTTCGAGCGCAGCTCTCAGGACTCTTCCCCTGGTGGCGGCCGCGGGGCAACCTCTCCCAGCCTTCCGACAACCCCCAAGCCGGTCCTGACGGCGAACGATGCCCCGGACGGCAGCACGGCAACTGGCCCCAACGGGGCAAGAATGATCAGAAAGGATGGCAAATGGCAACCGATGTGAAGCAGCAGCCCAAGTGGGCCGAAGGCAGCTTGCCTGAGGGCTTCACCGTTGACCAGCCAGTGGAAGCAAAAGGCGGCGACCTGCCCGAAGGCTTCACTGTGGATGCTAAGCCGACGCCGAAGCAGCCCGAGAGTGCCATTCCATATATGCTTGACAGGATGAAGCAGGGTGCGGCTGGAACGCTGGCCCTTCCTGCCTTCGGTACTGACCTCATTCAGGCTGGACTGGACACTGCCCTTGGAGGGATGGAGAAGCTGACCCGTCCGGCAGCCGCTCTCGGTGAAGCAATGGGCGTTCGCAAGCCTCTGACAGATGAACAGAAGGCTGAGAACAAGAAGCTCCTGACGCAGCTTGGAAACAAGCCCGATCAGGAGAACATTGGTGGCTACAAGATGGCCAAGAGGGGCATCGAGGGCCTGCTGCGCATCAACGACGGCGGGAAGAACCTGGAAGTTCCCATGCCCAAAGACCAGTGGGGTGGGGAAAGCAAGGCGAATGAGTACCTGGGCAGCATCGCTGAATTTGTCGGTGGAAGTCTGATCCCAGGCGCAGGCACCGTCGCCACTGCCCAACGAAAACTCTTCACTGCCCTGGCTGAGTTTGGCGGAGCTACTGCCGCTGGCATGGGCTCGGTGGAGGGAAAGGAACTGGGCGAGCATCTTGGCCCTTCCCTCGGACTGACGAAAGAACAGGGTGGGCAAATTGGCGAGATGTTCGGCAGTATGTTCGGTCCCAAGGGTGTGCAAATCGCCTCTGAAGGCCTCGCCCGAGCCACACAAGGTTCTCGACTGGCAGCGGAAAAGGTCAAAGACTTTCGGGACGAGAGCAAGCAGACGGATGCTGCCAAAGTCCTCGTCCAGGCCGATATCAACAAGGCACTGGAGGCAAATCCCACCAGCAAGGAAAACATCGGCCGAGCGGCCGCGGTCATGAAGCGGATGGAAGGGTTTCAGCCCAACATCGCGCAACAATCCGACGCCCCTGGTCTTGTGGCAATGACCAAGGAGGTCAGCACGAAAAGCCCCGAAGCCCAGTCTCGTGCTGCTGCAATCGACACCCGCAACCGAATGGCAATCGACAAGTTTACCGAGGGTGCCTTCCCGAAGCAGGAAGTTGCGCTGAATGAGGGTGCGCGGGCAAAGTACAGTGTGGACAGCGGCATCCTTCGGGAACAAATGAAGACCACGGAGCGGCAGCTGACAGCCCTCTCCGACCAATACCAGCGCTCGGTTGACAAAGGACTGATCGGGGAGGAGCTTCGTGACCTCTACTGGGCTAAGAAGGAGCAGACGAAGGCAGTGCTGAACAGGCAGGTGTCCCAGGTCTACTCCACTGCTGAGCGCATGGGTGTGCGGGAAGACATGACTGATGTTCGGCAGGCGGTGGAGAGGCTGAGGGGAGCGGATCGGGAGACCTTCCAGGACATGCCCGGCGTCTTTAGCAAGATTCTGCAGGAATTCCCCGAAGGCACCAAGGCTACACAGAAAGCTGTGATGGGCAAAAGTGGTATCCGGCGGATGGAGACTGTCCCTGGAACTCCCGGCAACACTGAGGCCAACTTCGAGACCCTTCATTCCCTGTACAAGGAAACCAACAAACAGTGGATGGACCTTGTCGCCGCGGGTCAGGTGGACAAGGCCCGGAAGGTCAACATCGTGAAGGACATGCTGAAGCAGAAGGTGGACAAGTACAACGGACCTGAGTTTGGGCAACTCGGGGAACAGTTTCGCACCTTCAATCAGGACTATACGCAATACAGCAAGACCTTCAAGCAAGGGGCGGGCGGGACTGTCGGAGCCTACGGCAAGAAGGGCTTCAAGACGGATGCTGAAGACCTCGTGGACAAAGCATTTCTGCGCACGGGGGACAAGGCCAAGGGCCTGGAGGACTTCTTCGCAGTCTACGGTCGGGATGAACGGGCGGCAAAGCTACTGCACGACGGTGTGACCGACAGTTACAGCCGTGCGGCAGTGGACGCAAACGGCGACTTCAATCCCAAAGGAGCTGCTGTCTGGATGAAGGCCCATGCACGGGCGATGGAGGAGCTGCCCGAACTCCGTGCCAAGCTCCAGGCGACTACCGACACCGCAGGGGCGCTAGTGGACAGGAAGCGGGAACTGAAGGTGATGCAGTCCAAGTATGACCGGAGAACGGTTATGGCGGCTGCTGCTCGTGCCCAGGACCCGAATAAGCTGGTAGAAGCAGGGTTGACCGACCCCCGGATTTTCAAGGCGCTGCTCACAAGTGCAATGACACCGGAAAGCCGAGCCTCCCTGGCCCGTGGCATCGTGGACATGACAGCAGCGAAGTACGGCGACAAGAGCTTCGAGTTTCTGAAAGACAATGAAAAGACCCTGAAGCCTGTGATGGATGCTCTCGGCCCGAAGCATTGGGACAATCTGATGACCATCGCCGAAGCGGAGCAGATTGCTGGACGGTCAAAGGCCCCTACATATGTGGAGCTGAGCAAGGCTGAGGACCCCATTGAGCGGCTCACAGGTACGACCGGCAAGGGCTGGTTTAGCCGCATCAGGGGGTTGAACACTCCGATGGGGGTTAGCAAAGGGTATGCAGCTCTCGACCTGGGTGGCAAACTTGCCCTCAAGCTCCGAACTGAAGAAATGGCGCGCATTCGTGAAGAGGCACTCCTGAATCCTGAAATGAGTCAGGTCCTGGCGGATGTTGCCCGTAAGGCCGAGGGCCCGAAGCTGCCCAAAGGAACCCTTCTGGACTTGAAGCGGCTGGGCTTCGACGCTGGAATTGTGGTTGGATCGCAGGCCCTCTCCAGAGAAGCCGATCGGGATACGCAGCGCCGCGAAGGCAAGGTGCCGCCTCCAACGCCGGCTGATGAAGGTCTGGGCAAATGGCGTGGTAAGCGCTGGTATGAGAAGTAGGATAATCGAGGCACATTACTCCCGAGTAATCCACCCCAATAACGAAAGTACCCTGTGAAGATCCTCCTTATCGACGCCACCAGCTCTTTCCTGGACTTCGCTCTTCGTTGCGAAGTCGCTGGCCACCAAGTTCGCGTGTTCATGGGACCCTGCAAAGACGGCACCCGCTCTCAAGTCGGGGACGGCCTGCTGGAGAAGGTGCCCGATTGGAAGCCTCACATGCGTTGGGCCGACTTCATCATGGTCAGCGACAATGCGAAGTACATTCAGCAGCTGGAAGCCTACCGCCTTCAGGGCTTTCCGATCTTTGGTCCGAACATGGAGACGACTGCGTGGGAACTGGACCGAGCTTGTGGGCAAGCAATCCTAGCAAACGCCGGCATTGCGACCATCCCCAGTCACGAGTTCACATCCTACGATGATGCGATGCGGATGGTCCGCTCCAGCATGAAGCGGTTCGTCAGCAAGCCCAGCGGCGATGCCGACAAGGCCCTCAGCTATGTCTCCAAAGGACCTGCCGACATGGCATACATGTTGGACTACTGGAAGCATTCCGACCGCAAGCGCGCACCCTTCATCCTGCAGGAATTCATCCCCGGCATCGAGATGGCAGTCGGTGGCTGGTTCGGCCGCGGCGGCTTCTCTCAGTTCTTCCTCGAAAATTTCGAGTTCAAGAAGCTGATGAACAGCGATGTGGGAGTGAACACAGGGGAGATGGGCACCTGCATGCGCTACGTTACGCTTGAGCAGTCGAAGCTCGCGGAACAGATGCTCATCCCCCTGGAAGGCGAACTCTACCGCCAAGGCTTCACTGGCTACATCGACGTGGCTGTGATTATCGACAAGCAGGGCAATCCGTGGCCTCTCGAATTCACAACCCGTCCTGGTTGGCCCCTCTTCCAGATCCAGCAGGCTCTCCATCCCGAACCCGTCGAATGGATGTGCGAGCTGCTCCAGGGCCGGGACTGCTTCGACCCCCACCTTCAGACTGCCGTCGGAGTTGTCGTTGCAATCCCTGATTTTCCCTACACTCGACTGACGAAGAAGGAAGTGACGGGCTTTCCAGTTTGGGGCATGGACGAGAGCAATCGAGCGAACATCCACCCCGCTGAAATGAAGCTCGGGGAGGCCCCCAGTGAGCACAATGGTAAGCTCCGCATGGAGAAGATGCTGGTCTCCGCTGGAGACTACGTCTACGTTGCCAGCGGTCGCCACGAACTCATCAGCAAGGCTGCTGAGCGTGCCTACAAGATCGTGAAGACGCTGGAACTCCCCAACAGTCCCATGTACCGGACTGACATTGGCCACCGCTTGGAGAAGCAGCTGCCCCTTCTGCATTCCATGGGCTATGCGACAGCCTGGGAATACTGAAAATGGCCATCTCTCCTGTCACGCGGGCAAGTCTCAGCCCTGTTCCTCCGATGGGGAAGGAACTCGGACTGGTTGAGAAGTGGCTCACTCAGCTCACCAGCCGGGTCTACGGTCAGCGTGTTGATACCCAGGTGTCGGCGGTAGCCACTGCTACACTTACCAATGTCCTCATCCTGCCCCCTTCCCGCGGCCTCTGGCTCTGTGCGGTCAGCATCGGACCTGTCTCTGACGCGGTAAACTACCAGGCCTTTGCCCTTGTGGCAATGGACGGCACCAGTGCTCGCATCGTTGTGAACTGGAACGCACCCTCGCAGTCCATCGCCCTTTCGGGAAACACGCTACAATCGACACAAAGCTCGGGTTCTGTGCAGACCCTAATCGGCACTGCCATCCAGCTCACCAACTTCTGAAAGGGGCAGCCCCATGGGCCAGGCCGACTTCTACGCCGATGGGCAGTGGAACTTCTACTGCGACCTGTGCGGAGCGAAGCGAAAATCTTCCGATGCGATGAAAACCTGGGACAACTTCCGGGTCTGCAAGCATCACAAGGAAGTTCGCAACCCACAGGACTTCCTCCGTGGGGTCCGAGAGCTTACGGGCGTACCCTGGGCGCGTACCTTTGCTGATGGTGGGGATGCGAATCCACACTGCACCGTACAGGGCCGCAACGGTGTGTCCGATTTGGCCGTGGCAGACTGCGCTGTCTCCGACCTTGTCATTCCTTTCTGAACCAAGCTGAAAGCCCCCAATGGCCACAAAGAAATTCGTCCCTCAGGTCACTGTAATCGACAGCGGCTGGCTGAATGATACTGACACTTCCACCTACGACAATTTGGGCACGGCTGGTGGCACCGCAAATGCGCTTGTGATTGCTGCTGCGGCCCTTCCGGCAAGCCTCTCCGCGCTGGTGGCAGGTCAAAACTGGTACCTCCAGCCGTCCATTGCAAACCTGGGGGCAGCAACCCTAGCCTTGGGTTCGCTCGGCACCTTCCCCATCACAAAGTATGGTGCGACTGCCCTTGTGGCAGGTGACCTCTTTCCGGGGGTTGAGGCTGCATTGTTCTTCGACGGGGCACAGTTTCAGCTCCTGAATCCAAGGAATGCCGACCTGGGAACGGTCACGGGGGTTTTGGCCATCGCCAGCGGCGGTACGGGTGGGACAACGGCTCCTGCTGCTCGCACCAACCTGGGCTCTGGCACAACGGGCGATGCGATTTTCGTCGCCTCCAGCGTGCAAACCGTGCGCGATGTGCTGGCGCTGAACCAGTTCGGCTGGCGCAATCGGGTTCGCAATGGGCGGATGCTGATCAATCAGCGGGTGCTGGCGAGCACGACGGCAAATGGGGCCTATGTCGTCGATGGCTGGCTACTGCAGAACACCGGCACAAATCGGGTGACTGGCTCACAGCTTGCGGTATCAGGAATTCTGCCGGCTGAGAATGTGTTTCGCATCCAAGTGACAGGGACAGCGGGGGCACCTGCTGCTGGCGATTTGTACGGGGGTTATCAGCCCGTCGAAGGCTACAGCGTAGCCGACCTTGGTTGGGGTACTGCTGGCGCAGTGGGTGTCGTTACCAGTATTCGTGTACGTTCAAGCGTTGCTGGCACCTATGCACTGAGCTTTCGCAATGGTGCGTCAAATCGATCCTATATCGCGCAATTCAATATCAACAGCGCGAATACATTTGAAGACAAGGTACTTTACATACCTGGGGATACGACGGGTACGTGGCTGACCAATAATGGCATTGGGCTTTTTGCAGAGGTTACTGTTGCTTGCGGTTCTACATACGCCACTACCTCTGGTTCCTGGCAGGCGGGCAACTTTGCTGGCCTCACCGGACAAACCCAGCTCACCGCAACCGCCGGCGCCACCTTCGACTTCACGCTCATGCAGGTGGAACCTGCGCGCGTGGCAACGCAGCCGGCGACGCCATTCGAGTGGATTCCATTTGATGAGGAATTGCGCCGGGCGCAGCGTTATTTGTTCAGCAGCTACCCTTACGGGGTGGCATCAGGTACTGTAGACTTTGTCAATGCTTTGCGTGCCTATGCAGCAGACGCGAGTAACGCTTGGCTGATGATGAAATGGCCGGTTCAGATGCGCGCAGCCCCTCCAGGAAGTGTTATCTACGGCCCAAGTACAGGTACTGTAAATCAGGCTAGAAACTCTAGCTCGGGAGCGACAGTTACTGTTACTAGTGGGACTTTTGGGCAAACTGCCCCATACGCTATCACCAGCTCCGGTGGATTTACTGTAGGACAAGTCTACGATTTCCATCTTCAAACCACGGCGGAACTATGAGCAGAATTCGCCCTACTCTGCCCACGTCCTAACCCCTCCCGGAGCCTGCCTATGACCCTTCTTTCTGCGGTCCTGTACATCTTCAGCATCGGTGGCCTGGCTATTGGGGTAGAATATGTAATCCGCCGTTACATCCGAACCCACCATCGACAA